ATCCTTTTTAAGTTCCCAATAATCACCACTTTTTATTGTCTGAAGCCCAACTTGTTTCGAAAACCACGCACCATAGTCTTTTGTTAAATCAAGACTTCTTACCATAAAGCCATACATAAGTTCTTTTGCATTGGTAACGTTTTTACCATAAAAACCAAGCCACTGGTTGGCGATTATTTCGTTTTGTACGGCAGAAGAATAATCTTGCATGGCTATTTCCAATAAATCACATAATTGTTCATCAGTAAGTTCAACAGAACGAACAGGGGCTCCCATGGCTGAACGAACCAATTTAAACAAAGCATCAATATCTTTTGTTACTTTAATCATTTTTAATAATTACTTTACTATAAATAGTTTATTTTGTCTTATTTCAAAATCTCCATCCTTGTTTTATTTTATCATTTTTCACTTTAATTATCACTTTTCCTATTCTTGAAGAAAAATTCTTTACTGATTGTTTCAAATCGTTCATTGTAATTCCAAAATTTTCAAAATAAACACTAAACTTTTTTTTAAGGTTTTCATTAGTTTCAAGTTCAAAAACAAGTTGCTTTAATAATTGGAATTTTTTCCATGTTTCACTTTCAATAAGCAAATCATTTGAATATGGTAATGGCTTATCCATCATGTAGGCATATAGACCATTTGCAAATCCTTCTTGCTCTGACTTTAATGAAAGATACATCATGTTTCCTACCTTGTTTTCGTCATTGTCATCGCTTTCCAAATCCATTTTAATCTTCGCATACATCATTTCGCCTCCAAAATTTTTACCCATCATAATCGTTTGGTAAATATGCTCAACTTCATGCTGTATTGTTTCCATCGCCTTTTCTGTTTGCAATGTTCCACAAATGGAAAAAATGTTTAATATGCATATTGAATGATTTTTTGCTAATAAAATGGACGCACCGTTTGTTATGTATTCATTACCATACAGCATAAACAAATCATTATTCAAGAAATTTCTATGATATACGGTTATTGATATGCTGCTGTCATTTATATTATAATTAAAATTAAACGACTTTTTTATCAGAATATCGTTTTTTTCAATAATTTTTGCGTTTTTTATTCGTTCAATACACATCTTCAAAATGTCTTTCGATATGTTTATGACTTCATTTGAAACACCAAGTTCTTCTTTTATTATTTTTTTTATTTCATCATCATTCATAAAAATTAGTTTTTTTAAACAATAAGCCATCTATATGCTGAGAATTTATCATTCTTTAGAGTTTTGTTCGTATAAAACGGCATTTGGTAGTTTTTCTTTGGCTCAATTGATACTTCTGTCTTAACTGATATGCTATGTGTTGGAGTTTGTGCAGTTAATGTTGCTGATGCGGTCCAAGCCCTTAACATTGCCTTGTCTTTTTCTTTTGCTGCGATGAATTTCTTCATTGAAAAGTTCATTACGAATGTTGCCATGGCCAAGCATGTAAGAGTATCATCGTGACAACCGTCTTGGTGGTCTATCTTTGCCGTTGGGCCCTTGTAAATCCACGTATCCAACTCTGCAATTACACGTTTTGACCTAATTTTAATTTGATTTGTTTTAACCATATTTGCAAATGCCGTTAGCATTTGGAATCTAACTGCATTACTATGGAAACCTGGCAATTTTCCATCTTCTGTGGCTTTTAACGAAGAAGCGTCACGCTGCATTGTGTATTTGTTCAAATCTGCGTCATCATAGTATAAATTAGGATAATTCAGCCTAAGAAGCATTAATACAGTTGCGTCACCTACTCCACCAATACATTCAACAACGCAAAAAGCATCTCCATACATTTTTCCATATTTATATGCAAGTTCACCAACATCATCACCCGTCATTTTGCCATGGTATTCTAGAACTTGTTCAAGACAAGGTGTTCCGTCATCATCAATTCCGTCAATATCAAGTATTTCTATTGCTGTTCTATCTGCTGCATCGCCTCTTGAGTTGTCTATTCCCATAATATATCTATGACCCTGAATTGGCTCTTTCCATATCCAAGTTTCATCTACCATAGGGTCAACATATAATGGGTCCCTAACATTTAGTTTTTCTTGCATTTCAATGAATTCAGGCTCAACAACGTTTGATGCTGACCCCAAGAATGAAACATCCAACTCTTGTGCGATTTTTTGTGAATCGTTGTTGAATTGTTGACACATTTTAATGTACCAAGGTGAACGAGGTGTCCATCCATCATTGACCATTTGTTCCCAATGTTCTTCATCGTACTTAATGTTTCCGTTTTTATCTAAAGTCGGTTCTTTTTCAATTATTACTTCACCGGTATCAGGGTCTTTTTTGGTCCATTCCAAAAATTTGTTGTAACGAGGGTCTTGATACCACTTCATTTCAACCAATTCAAAATTGTTCCAATCATCAGTTCCCTTTAATTTTGCTCTTCTACACGTTTCGTAATACAACATATCTTTACCGTTTGGGGTAGATATAAGTATTATTTTTCCGCCAGTTGAAACTGTTGGAAGTGCAGACGCATAAACATCTTTTCCGTTTTCAATAAATGCGGCCTCATCGAAGATAAGCCAGTTAACACCCTATTATTTAATTAATTACGAAGTTTTTTATCATCGTACTCTTATGATTTCTCATAAGTTTGGCGTACATTTTCACCCATTTTGGGGTCCCGTACTCTTGGAAAGATTATATTTATTCACTTTCTACGCTCTACGGTGTTTAGTGGCCTTTCGCAATCCACTAACTTACCTCGGTATTGCCATATCGTTTTTGACTTAGGTTTCACCGATTTTACGGGATTTCATCGTTGCAACTTACGCTGCAAGTCGGCAGTGTTGTTTACCGACACCTCTTGATGCATCAGGACCTGATGAACGTGCAACTACTCTACATCCATTTTTTAATTTTAATTCTTTTGAGTTACAAACATCAAAAATTACATTTTTGTTTGGAGGTGGCGACATCGGGTCATATCCCAAATCCATAAATTCATCACCCCACATCCACAATGGAAATTGAAGTAAAAAATCCCTAATTTTAAACAACATTTGTTGCGCAAGGTCCAACGTATTACCTATTGCCAAAACAGTTTGCGGTGAATCTTTGTCCGCCAATATCATTTCGCAAGCAATGTAAGCCCCTGCTGTTGTTGTAATTCCTGCTTGACGATATTTACTAGTAACAACATTTTTTGATGCGGCAAAATTTTGACATAGAAATTGTTGTTTTGGAAACAGTTTAAATGGTACGTCTTTTTTTACTGTATTATCAAATGTTTTTAAAAAATGTTGAATCATGTAAATACGACTTTTGTCTTTGTAGCATTTAGAATATTCTATTGCAAGATAATCATAATCTATTATCATACTTCATTTATTTTTTTTATTAGTTTATTTTCGTTTTTAAAAATTTCGTCAATATAAGTTTCTGGCAAATCTCTTTCATATGAAAAATATAAAATTTTAATACCGTTTTCTTTTGATTTCAAATATTTTTTTTCGTCTCTTTGTTTTGTTAGTTCAAATTCTTTTTCCCCTCCAAATTTACTTATGGCAGTAAAATGTTGCCTTCCTTGGTATTCAATTCCAACATTTTTTGATGGTATAAAAATGTCAATAAATTGTTTATGCCCGTTTTCGTTTAAAAATGAAGGAGAATATTGTTGCACTGCATCTTTAAAATTTTCTTTTAATATTGTAAATAGTTTATTTTCAGAAATATTATTTGCGCCACACTTTGGACAACCTATTCCGTGTAAATGGTGGTGTGGCGTTTGCCAAAATTCTCCATGTTCTGGACATATTATTTTCACTTTTGTATCTGTATTTTCGTATTTTACTTCAGAATAATCGTATTTTCCGTTGTGTACAATGGTTGCTTTTTCTATAAATACGTCTTGTTTCATTCTGTTTTTCATTTTTGCCCTAATAGTTCCACATAATTTACATTCACGAGACATTAAATGGCTATCTGGCATAATGTAAAAACTGCCATGAATTGGACATATAATTTCAACCTTTGTTCTATTATTTACATATTCAACTTTAGAATAATCATATTTATTTCCGTGTATTTTTATGGCCCTTTCTATAAATTCTTCTTTTGTTAATTTTGCTGGCATTTTTTTTATTTTCTTATAAATAGATAAAAATGTAAAAACGTGTCGTTGCTTAGTAGTTAATTTTGAAAAAAAAAAATAAAAATTTTGTATATTAATTATTAATAATCGTGTTTTTAGGTTTGTTTTTCAATATTTTAATTTGTATAATAAAAATAAAAATTTTAAAATATGTTAGATTACGATGTTTATAAAGAAAAAAGTTATAATGAATTGATTTCTGAGAGAAATAGGCTTGAGGAAAAATATTCTCAAATAGAAACAGAATGCCTAAAGGATAATTTGTCATTTGCTGAATTTTGCAATAAGGCACATGATGTAAAGGACAAATTGTTTGCAATTGACAAATTCTTGAGGATGAAAGAAGACCCCATTTTAACATACGGAAAAGAGTGGTCTGGAACTTTATATGAAATAAGCAAATTTAAGGAATTGTGTGATGAAGCCCACAAAACATTTACCGATGAGGATGGAATTGGCTATTATGCAACTGAAACAGCAAAAAGCAATATTGTAATCAAGCCATCCGATTTTACATATGATAT